CAATAAGAAAGAATGGCATAGTACAATGTAGAGCAGATGAAATACTTATGTCTGATGTGGTATTTAAAGTATCACAGAAAAGCAGAGAAAGAGTATTAAGAGAGAAGCAGAAAAATGTACATGCTATAGTAAGAGGGATTTACAAGGGGCATGGAGTTAAGAGAGATGACAGCATGATGAAGCAAGCATACTATAACCCATATAAAGTAGAAACATTTGTTGATATTGATGAAAAAACACCGTTGACTGAAGCAAGTGAAGCATATCTAAAAGAAAATAAAGTTTTCTATATTTAATGTTGACAAGTGCTAAATAAAGTATTAATATAATAAATGTAAATAATTTCTAATAAAAGGGAGAATAAAACATTATGCTAAAGGATATTCGTAGCAATCCAATATTATTAACAGACACATACAATCTGTCACACCAACACTTAAAGGTAAATGTCGATTGGGAAGTAAGTCATATCTACAATAGAACAGAGGGAATGATATTGTATGGTTTCTCTGAAATTGTAAACAGTGTACTAACTACACAAATCACAATGAATATGGTAGATGAAGCTGAACAATGTGCTAAACAACAAGGAGTAACATTCCCTAGAGAATTGTGGGAGCGAGTAGTTAATGAATGTAATGGATATATGCCACTACAAATTCAATCACTCCCAGAGGGCGTATATTGTCCAAAAGGAACTCCATTTGCACAAGTGCGAAATACAGTAGAAGGTTTTGGTGAATTAGTAACATGGTTAGAGGGAATCTTCTTAATGGCTTCATTTCCATGTGGAACTGCAACAGAAGCTTTCCATATGCGTAGATATTTAGAAGAAGTAAAAGAGCGTGAAGGATTTGATGATAATTTCCTAATTCGTTTACATAGTTTTGGATTTAGAGGACATAGAAGTTTAGAAGACGCTTATTGGGCAGGAACCTCTTGGAATATGTTCTTGTTTGGAACAGATGATTTCCATACTCTAAAACATACACCAAAAGCTAAAGTTGGTTCAATCAGCGCATTAGCACATAAAGTTACTCAACAGTTTGATGATGAATATAAAGGATACATTCATACTATTGACGCTACTGCTGAGAAAGGTGAGAAGATTGTAGCAGTTGTAATTGATACTTATGACGCAAACAGATTCATTGATGAATACTTAGTACCATTAGCAAAATACGCTGAAACTAAAGGTGTTCACTTAGTAATTCGACCAGATAGTGGAGATGTACAAGAACAAGTAGTTGAAGTGTGGCATAAAGTAATGGCTTATGGATTATCAAATGTATCAGCTATCATTGGTGAGAACATGAGTTATCAAAATGTTCAGAGAGCAGATTTCTTCTTTACAATGCGACAAGTTCCATTAAACTTTGTTAGCTATGGTGTAGGTGGAGGATTCTACAACCATATTAATCGAGATACATTAGGATTTGCAATGAAAACAGCATACTCAAATGGTAAGCCTAGAATGAAGTTTGGTATGAATCCTATCAAGCGTTCAATACCAGATAAAGTAGCGTTAGTAGTAAATGAAGATGGATTACTTGAAGCCATCAGAGAAAAAGAATGGTATGAAGGGGAATACACTTTAGGAGATAATCTTTATCAAAATATTTATCTATATGACAATAGACACATTCTTTCAGCAATTAAACCATTCCATATGGTCTTTGATTGGGAAGAAACCCAATATAATGCACATAATTTTTTAGCTATAAAAGAACTTCAAGAAAGAATCGTTTTATCTGAAGGTATTAACAAACTTGTAGAAGGATTTGAAGAACAATATGCATAAGCCATTTAAGTTAGGATTTATCATAGGTAGGTTTCAACACCTACATGATGGTCATATGAGAATGATTCAAGCAGGATTAAGCACTTGTGAACACCTACTAATTCTAGTTGGTAGTTCACAAGAAAGTATGACATTAAGAAATCCATTTAATCTAAAGACAAGAATGGATTTACTAAGAATAGTGTTCAAAGAAGAAATTCATGAAGGTAGATTATTGCTAGGACATATTGATGATATGACAAATGAGAATGACCATTGTGTTGAGTGGGGAGAATTTGTCTTAAAGAAAGTTGATATGTGGCGACAACATTATGGTATTGATTACAAGATGGATTGTATGATTTATGGTAATGATGAAGAAAGATTATCATGGTACAATCCAGAATCAGTTTCTAATGTAAGTCAAATTATTTTGTCAAGAGATGAAGTTTCTATAAGTGCCACAGAAATGAGAGGTTACATATTGAGTGATAACTACATGCAGTGGAAACATTATATGCCTACACAAATCAATTCATACGCACAATTCTATGTTTTAAGAAATGAATTATTAAATATTCCAGTATACAAGGAGATGTTAGAGAATGGGGAAAATTAAGACTTTATTCAGTAACAAGTGGCAAAGCATTAAAGAGAAAACCTTAGATAATGGTTCACAATATATTTATTCTTCTGCTGAATGGTGTGGAAGTGAAGGTGTAGCAATATTACCTTATCGTAGTATTGAAACATTAGAGAAATTCGAAATCTTAGGAAGATTCGAAATTTGTCCTGCTCATTCAGATGATATTGAACTTTGTTCAATCACAGGAGGAATGGACAAAGAGGGTGAAAGTCCTGTGTTCACTGCAAAGCGTGAATTAATTGAAGAAGGTGGTTATGATGTTCCAGTAGAGAAATTCGTTTACTTAGGAACTGTTAGACCTAGCAAAGCTTCAGACAATACAACTCACTTATTTGTAGTAAATTTAGATGGTGCTAAAGAAGTTGAAGCAGTTGGAGATGGAACTTTAGGTGAAGAAGGAGCATACTGCTCATGGATTGATGTTCATGAGATGGCAAATGCTAAAGACCCATTATTGCACACTATGTTTTTAAGAGCAGTTCAAAAAGGAGTGTTAAGTTAATATGAAGTTATTAGGTGAAATCACAAAAAAACTATTGGCTATTCTACTTGTATTACTATGTATTATTACATCATATCTTTGGGTTGTAGGTACTATTCAATTTATTTTTACTGATTCTAAAGCAGATAAAATTATGCTTTCATGGGCAATGATTGTTACAACATTATTTTTGGTAACTACAACAGTTAAAGTAGTTGTTACTTACATCAAGTTGGTGAAATCAGCATGGAAGAAAAGCAGAAACTAGAATATTGTGAGTACTGTGATACAGATAGCGTTGTTTTCGTTGGAGAAACGATTCAACGCTGTATCAAGTGCATGAAAGATAAAAAACAAACAGATGACTTTTCAGAGTAAATAAAATAACTGTTTTATTGAGAATATAATGGAGGATAACATGACTAATGAACAGTATTTTGCTTGGTATCTAGAAAATGTATTTAAGCAAACACAAAGAAAACATGATTTATATTACAAAGAAGGGTATGGTGCTTTGATAGTGCCAGAAGGTTATCCTCTTGAACCACATTATGTACTAGCTACGATAAGTGAGGTACAAATTAGAATAGCAACTAGAAGATTCTAAAGGGAGGAATTTTAGATGTTCTATAAACACTACAAGGGTGGTCAATACTATACTTTAGGTTTTGTTCATCAAGAAGAATTAGATATATCAAAAATGACAAAAGGTTTCACAGCTATAGATGAAGCAACTATGGAAGATGTGAAAGTATATATGTATGATGGAGAATTTCATGCAGATGTAAAAGAAGAAATGGTTTTATATCTAGCGCATGATGGAATACTATGGTTACGAAATTCAGAAGATTTTTATGGTAGGGTAGAAATTGATGGTCAAAATGTTAGGAGATTTAAACTATTACATTAAAAGGGAGTATAAAACATGAAGAATTGCACAAAACATTCTATTGAGCGTTGGGTTGAGCGAATTGTTGATATCAAAACAAAACAAGAGCGTGATGAATATATTCGAGATAATAGCGAGATTATCAAAGAACATATGAACAAAACTCTTGAATTTGCAGAGTTCATCTATAAAGGTCAGATTGGCGATAATGTAACACGAAATTACTATATTCATAATGATATTGTGTTTGTATTAAACACTACAGATGACGCAATCATTACAGTGTACAAGAGTGATTTTAACTTTACACCAGAAATTAATCTACAAGTATCTAAGGGTTTAATAAAAGAGATTCATAAATTAGTAGCATGGAAAGAAGAACTCGACTATGAAGTTCTAGAAGAAGCTGAAAAGATGAAAGCTGAAAGCGAAGGTTTAATGATTCAGATTCAATACACACAAGAACAATTAAAGTTAATGCAAGATAAGAAAAAATCAATAGATGAAGCTGTTAAACAATTGGATATTAAATCTAGAGTAGTAGATTTAGAGATTCAGAAACACACTAATCATCTAGTAAACTCAAAAGAATACAGAGAAGACCTAAAAACAATGTAAAGGTGGAAAACATAATGGAATTAACTAAAGCAATTGATGTATTTGATAGTATTCAAGCAACATCTAGTAGAACAGGCAAAGAAGCTGTTTTAAGTTCATATGAGCATTTTAAATTATTTCGTAATATGTTAGAGTTCTTATACAATCCTTATGTTCTAACAGGAATTAAATCTAAGAAGTTAAAGAAATATGAAGATTTTGTAAGTGGAACAGTTCAACCACTCAACAATGTATTAGAAGCTATGGACTATCTAAAATCTAATATCACTGGCAGAGATGAAGACATCAAAGTAATTGCTAACTTTATCAACAAACATAATGGTAGAGAGCGTGACTTCTTGCAAGAATTCTTCACTAAAGACTATAAGTGTGGAATCACTGCAACTACTATCAATAAGGTTTATGGTAAAGGTACAATTTCAGAGTTTAACGTTATGTTAGCTAAGAAATATGAAGATGAAGAACATAAGGTTACAGGTAACTTCATTGTTACAGAAAAGTTGGATGGTATTCGTTGTGTAACAAT